GAAAGATTGTTTAGTTCCTGACGCATAGACTCTGGCATTGCAGGAGCACTCTTACTCTTGCGATAAGACTCTTCAAGTTCTGCCATAACATCATCTTCACGAGTCTTCTTAGGAATATATGATTCATATGCTTCCTCTTCATCTGCGGATGCAGACTTAGGAGCAACAGCACCCTTACCCATAACATAGTTCAGACGCTTCTCAAGTTCATCGTAGGTCTTGAACTGATCGGGAGCAACCAAAGCAGAGAGAGAATACTCTTTCTTCCAAATTGCTTCCAGGGCATCATCATCCGAAAGAAGAGGAGACGAAGAATCAAACTCCGACTTATCGTAGTTCCAATAACCTTCAACCTTACGAATCTTCAGACGGAAGTTTGCACCACTCCAGAAGTCAAAGGGATTGATCGGTTCTTCATCTTCAAATTCAGGTTGCATAGCATTCAGGATCTTATCAAAGATCTTCTTACCGAACTTGAACAGGAAGACCTTACCTTCGTTTTCGGGATGGGCAGGATCCTTCACAACATAGATGTTAGCAAAATACGACAGTTTGCGCTTTTGCTTGCGAACAGTTTCCTTATCTTTATCGTTACCGCTATTCCACAGAGTACGGTTATACTCTGTAACAGGATCTTTCTGACCCAGAGTAGTCAGAGAGTTCTCAATATACCAACCACCAGGACCTTGGAATCCGTGAGCATACATCTTGACCCAAGGAAGATCTTCCCCTTCAGGAGCAGGGAGGAAACGAATAATAGCAGAACCAACGCCGCTCTTATCCATTTCAGGTTTCCAGAAGCGATCATCAGAAGATCCGCTGGTAGTATTCATTTTTTCTACTTCTTTCACCAGTTTATCGGTGAGAGAGCCAAGTTTAGATTGCGTTTTAAGTGCTTCGAAAGCCATTAGATTTCTCCGTATTTGGCTTGTGGGCAACTTTACCATTCGAGATGGAGGGATGCCAAGCCCTCAGGAACTATATCACCCTCTGATCTCTTTGTCAATCTGGGTCCGCATCATATCGATAAGTTTCGACATATTATTAAATATGACATTCATATCAGTATTCTCTGGAAGACCCATCATTGAGGCAGATTCCATAATTTTTTCTTTCATCTTTTTAGCTTCTGGATCATCAGAAAGACTAAGACGAGTATATAGAATTTGTTGTTTATTTAAAAGTCGTTGTAAAAGATTAACATGATCAATCTTCTCTTGGTTGCTCATTCGAGGAAATTGAAACACATTTTCATAAATTTCTTCTTGGAGTTCTGAGATCTCTGCTATTTCCGCTCTTACAACTTCCGAATCGAAAAAAGTCACAGCACACACTCCTTTAGAATTTTTTTGAATTTGAATACATCAGTATGTAGGAAAGACGAATACTTTGAAATTCTCATTGAAACGAATGTCCAAATAGGATCTTGAAGTTTTTGATCAAACTCCTTTTTGTATCCTAGTATTCTATCCAATATTATCATACTTTCTAAGGAAATCTTTCCTTGTAAATGATCCTTTAATAGTTGTGGGTGCCTTCCACCTTCAATTTCAAATACCTTATCAAAATTTTTATTTGAAAATACTATATCTATTTCTTCTTTAAAAATATAAGAAAGAGATTGAATTTTTTTGCACCAATTTTTATAGTTACTTTCTCCTTCTCTTATTATCTCCCCAATCCAAAGAGATTGGGGATCTGAACAAGATACAAAATTAGAGACAAAGAAATCTAAAATTTCCTTTTCAGATTTCTGTCTGCTTATTTTTTCAAACCAAAATCTATCTTTCCTTTTATAGAAAGATTGGATAGTTGCTCTATTTTTTCCGCAGTATTTGTGATAATCGTAACTATCTTTTGTGAAATGATTCTTTATTGAAAGATAAATTTTATAGCATTCAAATGGATTCACTAAGTATCAAAAAATAAGTTTAGCACGAGAAGTTTTCTTAAGAAAATTAAGTTCCATAGCTTCATACTTAATTTTCTCTTTGAGTGGTTTAGAAATAAGTTTAGGAACAGATTCTAAATCGATACTATTAATCTCACAGAAAGAAATTATTGCATCAATATAATTCATTTCTTCATTATCTTGAACCAACTTTTCAATTTCTTGAGCAAATCTAGATGGACAGAAAAACTTTTTTTCGAGTACTTTCTCGAATTCCTTTTCTACTTGTGACTCCATTAATTCTATTAGTGATGGTGACAATTTTTCCTCATAACAACTTTAACAAAGAATAACATAAACAATTTTTATTGTCAAGACAACTTATCATTTAAAAACTTTTTAATATACTTAACAAGAAGTCTGATATATTTTTCTTTATCTCTTTCTTCATATACTTCAACATCACCGTTTTCACATGCCATAATGATAACAAATTTTTTAACGGATAGTCCAATCATTTCGTGGAGCATACATGCATATGCACAACATTGCACAAAATAACCTTCAATCCATTCTCTTGGTTTCGGTTTTGCTGATGTCTTAAAGTCAATGATAGAAAGTTCTCCATCAAATTCTGCGATGCAATCTACTGTGCCCGCAATTCCCAAAAACTCACTATAAAGAGAACCTTCCAGAGCATGAATATTATTTATACGATTTAAAGTTGGTTTAGAAATACTAAACAGCATTTCCGAAAGAGGTTGAACTGTAGGTAGTTTTTCATTTTTAAGATGATGTTCAACAAGGGTGTGCATATCAGTGCCACGACTGGTTGCCTTCCTTGTAATAGCATCTGCTTTTTCTACACCAACCTTTTTTCTCCAGTTATTAAAAAATTCTTTTTTCCAATTACTTGTAACTGAAGTAATAGAAACTAGTCTTTTTAATTCGTCTGCAGTTGGAACTTTATAATAACGAACACCATCTATGGTCTCCCTCTGAAGTTGAGGGAGATTCAATTCAACATGATTAAACATCAGAGATTCAATTCCATTTTTGCGAGAATATATTCTTTAACCAGACCAGAACGAACAATGTCTTCTGCTTCAAATTCAATAATATCAAATGATGGCATTACCCTAAGAATTCTCATGAAATCAATAATACCATTCTTTTCATTTGTTTTTACGAGATCGCTCTGAGTTGCATCTCCACAGAACATAATCTTACTATTTTCACCAACACGAGTGATCATAGAATCCAATTCGTGGAAATTAAGATTTTGGAATTCATCAACGATAATGATTGCATTATCCAATGTAGTTCCACGAATAAAAGAAGTACTCCAAAAACTAATTGTTCCTTGAGTTTTCAGATTACCATAGAGCATTTCGAAAGATGCATCATCTGGCATTTCAAACATATACTTTACCATATTCTTATAAGGAATCTGATAAAGTGAAGATTTATCTTCATGGTCTCCAGGAAGGAAACCAATCTCGCGTGTTGCTACAAGTGAGCGAACAATGTAAATTTTTTCGTATGAGGATCTTTCATCCAGAACATCTCTCAGTGCATTATATAAAGTGATGAAAGTTTTACCAGTTCCAGCACAACCATATGCAACTAGGTTTTGCTGTAGATTATAAGATTTAAAAAGTGATTCTTGGTTATCTGTAAGAGGTTCAATCCTCTTCATGTAATCGGAACTAATAGGCTTCTTCCTTTTCATCTGCCTATTGCTAGTTCCAAATGGAACAGGGTTCTTCATGCTTTTTCTTGCCATTAGATTTTCTTCACTTGTGATTTGGGTGCTTTAGATGCTTTTTCCAGAACTTCATTCCATCCTGGATGCTTTTGGACTAGTCTATCTCTCCACTCACCAACTTCTGCTGGGGTAGCACATCCTTCAGACCAATCGCGGTGCCATTCTGGATTATCTTTATACCATTGAGTAATGTCATGCACACTCATTTCAATGACTTTTTTCTCACCTGTTTCTTTATGAATGATCGGATATATCGCCATAAGTTATTATAAAATTCAGAGGTATTTATTCTATACAAATAGAAGGGGCATCGTCACATTCTATGCAATCGATGCACTCATCTATGTTTGGGTTGGATTTCAAAAATTCTTGGAACTCTTCCTCTGTAAGAAGTATTTTGAAAACATGACCAGTTGTATGATCTTTTATGCAGTAACTTTTCATACCTATTTTTAGGGAGATAGTCTTGCTTTATGTAGTCTCTTTTCTTCATAGTATGAAAATATTTCTGGAACCCAACCTTTCATGATTGGAATCATGCCTTCACACATTGCTTGAATTTCAACTTGAGCATCAAGTTTTGCACGAAGATCCAAAAAGTGCAATGCAGCACGAAGAGAGAAAGATGCAACAAAATTCTGACGAATGTTTTGTGGAAGATAATCTCTAAGATGTTCTTCCGCCATACCTCTCTTCATATAACCTTCTGCATACCTCTCAGATGCCGCTAGACAGAACTTTAATTGCCTTTCGTAGTCATCTTGAGTCCATTCATATTTGTGACCTTTACGATCAAGATATAGACCAGGAGGACGAACATAGAAAACTTCATCTACAGAAAGTTCATCATTCGCAACTTTCAAAACACGCCTTCCAGTATAACGTTGAGACTGAACATCAAACGAAACACCTACACGATGAGTCCTTGCCTGAACAATAACGTTATGAACGAATCCCACACAGTCAAATGAGATTGAGGGGTGTTCTAGAGGTCCCCAGTGCCCTCTCTCGTTAGCTAAGAGTTGCTCTATAACCCACTTACCAGAATCAGTTTCTGAAGGTGGTGTTTTGGTATGAATAGCGTCTTCACTATAATCATTTTTTCCACCTTGCCAAACGAGAGTTTGTGGATTTGGAGTGCTATTCAAAAGCACAATTTTCATGTGCTTATCAAGTTCCAAAAGATCTTTCGCTTTAATAGGTTTCATTCTTTCTCCCAAGTATCTTTTTCAATTTTGCGAAGTTTTTTGAGTTCTTTCATCATATCTTTGATTTCTTGATATGCAGTTTCAGGACTCATTTTATTGCTAATTTCAAGTCCAACAATATACTGGACTTTATCTCCAAATCTAGCAAGTGCTCTTTCAAATTCGGTTAAAGTTTCATACATTTCTAATCATCCTCTTCGTAATATTCTGGTTCATATTCGTCAATAGTATAAGGAGGAATCTCTTCATACTTATATTCTTTATCATTTTCTAATTCTTCTTTTAAAGAACGAATAAGAAACTCCATATTGACGATAATTAATTTTACCTTTTCTCTATCCATAGAATATGTATTTTCAATAATTCTACATAAAAAAAGAGGGAGAGTCAAGTCTCCCTCTGAATTATGCAACTTGTGGTTGCTTTGCCATATTCAGTTGTGCGTTATGAAGGAGTTGCTCCTTCTTTGCCTTTCTCTTAAGATAACGAACGAAGTAAGTATTCATTTGTGTCCCTCCTTTACAAACTTAACACCACGATAGGTTTCGTTGTATTGTTGGGGTTGTTGCATCATTTGCTGCTGATACTCAAGACGCTTTTGAGTATCATATTCTACACCACGATAAACTACTTTAGACATTAGGGTTCTCCTTAGTTTTTTAGGTTAAAGAGCGTTCCTTCAGTCGGCGTTTGCGTTCGCTATTTGCGAATAGCGAATGAACGTTCCGT